CCTCAAAATATCTCCGCGGGTATTTTTAGAGAAACTTTTCCTGGGTCATATTTACTTGTTTCCACGCTTTGTCGCTTTTGTTCATTTTTCACGATATGGCTCCTTTCATATATATTCACCTCACTTTACAGTTTTTGTATTTATGGCCTAGGAAAAGGGTCTCTAAGTATATTTAAAATGTATAAATTCTAGGAGAAAGTCTATGAGTTATGTATATTATAATGCAAATCCATATAAAAAGACAGTCGGAGATTGTACAATAAGGGCGATTTCTACTGTTACAGGCCTTAGTTGGGATATAGTATATCTTGGAATTTGCTTTGTAGGATTTGAAAATAAGGATATTCTTAGCTCAAATAATGTTTGGCAGGATTTTTTATATCGAATCGGTTTTAGACGCAGAGTAGTTCCTAATAGTTATATAAATAATTATACCATTTCAGATTTTTGTCTTGATCATCCTGTAGGCAGATATATTTTAGGAACAGGAGACCATGTTGTAGCAGTGGTAGACGGGAACTATTACGATACGGCTGATTCAGGAGACGATATAGTTATGTATTATTGGCAGGAGGGAGAGATATATGTCTGAATTATATAATAACAGATCCATCAGCATTTAAATTTATATCATTAAAGAAATAATAAAGGAGAATGAAAAATGCCAGCACCTGTTTACAATTATCAAACGCCACAATGGATGAATACTAATCCTTATATGCCACAAAATTATAGCACGGCAATGCAAAATTTTCAGACGCAGCAGGCAAACGATCAGATTTTTACTGTAGTTATAAATAGCCCTCAGCAGGTCGATATTTATCCAGTTGCTGCGGGTAATACAGTCATACTCATCGATTATGAGCATGGAAAATTATATGCCAAAACTAATCCTGCTAATGGATTAAACCCAATTGTTAAAATCTATAATTTTACAGAAGAATCTAATTCTGAAAAACAGCAGTCTTCAACTTATGCATCTATGGAAATGGTTAAGAATTTGGAATCACAAGTTTTGGATCTGAAGAAGATGCTTGATGATTTAACTAAATAGGAGGAATACAAATGCTGCCTATAAATAATATGAATAATCCGTTATCTCAGTTTCAAAATTTTCAGCAACAGTTTAATAACTTTGCTCAGACTTTTCAACAGCAAAATCAAGGTATAAACCCACAGTTCGTAGTTCAGAATATGCTGAACAATGGTCAGATGTCACAACAGCAGTTTAATGCTTGCCGAGTAATGGCTAATCAAATAACTGGTATGAACTTTTAAGAGGAGTAATTATGCAATATTATTGAGCTTACTGCACTAGACAAACGATTTAATGAAACATTTGACAAAATAAAGTCATTCGAAAATGAGAAGTATTCAAAAACAGTTACCAATTATATTGGAAAATACGCTAACAAAAATATAAATTATATTACGAAAAGTGCAATTTATGGCGATATGCCGCATTTTGGCACCGTGGATGAAGTACTAAGACGTTACATAAAGTTTTAAAAAAGCAAACAAAGTAAAATAATTTTTAAATGCAGCTCTTAAGAGTTGTAAATATATTTTTAAGGAGGCCTATATATGGCTTTGTCAAACGAAAATGGTTCTAATGGTATGGTTATGCCGGTAGTTCCTTACGGCAACAATTCAGGCTCTAGCTGGAGCAATGGCTTTGGCGGAGATGGCGCTTGGTGGTTGCTTGTACTGTTCCTGTTCATGTTTAATGGCAATGGATGGGGAAACGGCTGGAATAATGGCGGTGGCGCAATTCCATACATGATGAACAACACAACAAACAATGATGTTCAGAGAGGCTTTGACCAGCAGGCAGTTATGAATGGTATTAATGGTCTTACCGGCTCAGTGTCTAATGGATTCGCCAATGCCGAAATCAGTAGATGCAATTCACAGGCAAATATTCTTCAGACATTGAATGCTAATCAGAATTCAATCAATAGTTCCATGAATCAGATTGGAATGAGTCTTCAGAATTGTTGCTGCGAAAACAGAGCCGGACTTGCTGATCTGAAGTATACCGTAGCTACAGAGGCGTGTGCTGATAGAGCTGCAGTATCCAGTGCTCTTCGCGATGTTATTGATAACAATAATGCTAACACACAGGCTATTCTCGATAAAATGTGTCAGCAGGAAATCGATGCGCTTAAAACTCAGAATGCAAATCTTCAGACTCAGATCAATCTTGCTAATCTGCAGGCATCTCAGACTGCTCAGACAGCGAGAATTCTTCAGGATAATTCCGCTCAGACTCAGGCGCTTGAGCAGTATCTTAATCCTGCTCCCGTTCCGGCCTATGTTGTTCAGAATCCGAACGGCTGTTGCTCTCAGCCGACTGCATGCTGCTGCGGCGGTTAATAGGAGGTGGCAATATGGCTGAGTATTCAGCGAATGCTGTTCAAACGGTAGCCCCTGGAGAAACCGTAATCTTTGACTCTTCAGTTTTTCCATGCAAAAAAGGGCATATTAGGCATCGAGATGGAACCGGTTTATTTTTGCTTAGCGGCAGGTCTAATAATTTTTATGGCTGTCCTTGCAATAGAAATAGCGTTAATTACAATGTGGATTTCGGTGCTAATATTGCTATTGCTGAAGGCGGAACTGTTGGGCCAATTTCCGTTGCAATCACTTTAGATGGTGTCACCTTGCCTGCAACAGAAATGATTATTACTCCCGCGGCTGTCGAAGAATATGGTAATGTTAGTCGCGCATCGGGCGTTCCTATTTGGGCTAACTGTTGTGAAACAATAGCAGTAAGAAACACTAGCAATCAGCCTATTCTCGTTCAGAACGCGAATATTGTTATCACTAGATAGGAGGCCATCAAAATGAGAGATATAAAAGATACTATAGATACTCTAGATAAGCTTAACGAACTCGTTAATGCTGATATTAGAAGCATCGTGGCAAAAGGTGACATTAAGCCCGAGGACTATAAAAATCTGGAAAGCGCCACGTGTATTATGAAGAATACGCAAAAAGCAAAACAGATTATGTATCAACTCATGGACATGGATGAAAATGAAAATTCTTTCGGACATTCCATGAGAAGAGGCAGATCGCCAATGACCGGCAGGTATGTTAGTATGGGATATCCTATGCATATGAATCATACATATGGCGATGGCTATTCTATGCACTCATATAAAGATCGAATAATTGCAAATCTTGAAAATAAAATGCAGACTGCTCCTACAGAAGCAGATAAAGCATTTATTGAGGGTCTTCTTGGATTTGCAGAAGGTCGAGTGTAAAATAATTTAGGTTTCTCCTTTGTTATAGGATAAGGTCCTACTCGCATCTGTAAAAGTAGGGCCTTATCACTTTCATTTGAAAGAGGTGATTTGATGGCGCAAAGAAAAGCGTTGACTCCTGATGGCAGAGAAGCACAGCTAATAGACTTAGCCTACGATGTAGTTGAAAAGAGACTTAGAGAAGGCACTGCTACATCACAAGAAACCGTTCATTTTCTAAAATTGGGCACCGCTAAAGCTCGTTTAGAACAGGAAAGATTAGAAGCTGAAAATAAGTTATTGCATGCAAAAACTAAAGCCATCGAATCGGAGCGAGAAGTAAAGGCACTATATCGTGAAGTCATTGACGCTGTACGAGGATATACAGCCAATGGTTAGAACATATTCTGAATTGATAAACTTAAAAACTGCCGAAGAACGGTTCGAATATTTAAGAATCGGAGACCGAAAACTTGGGGATAGAACATTCGGCGGAGATCGGTATATAAATCAGTTTTTATATAAGCGTGATAACAAATGGAGAGATGTTAGAAAAATTGTAATCAAAAGGGATTGCGGATATGATTTAGGGCTTAATGATAAAAAGTTTGAAATAATAGGCCCGATAATAGTTCATCATATGAATCCTATAACAAAAGATGACATAGTTAATGGGTCTCCATTAGTATATGATCCTGAATATCTTATATCATTGTCCGCATCTGTTCATTCTGGAATACATTATGGCGACATACGGTGTTTGGATCAATACATTAAACCGTTTGCTATAAGGTCAAAAAATGATACAATCCTATGGTGATAATAGGAGGTGTGCTATGGGAGATATAGAAAGCAATAGCATACTATTAACCATAAAGAAACTGATCGGCTATGATGCAGACTATACAGTATTCGACCAAGATTTAATTCTATTTATAAATACTAGATTAGCTAGATTGGTCCAATTAGGAATCGGACCAAAAGAGGGTTTTAAAATAACTTCTGCAGAAGAAACATGGTCTCAGTTTACTGACGATTTGATGTATTTGGAATCGGCTAAAGAATACGTTTATATAAAATGTAAATTAGTATTTGATCCACCGTCCAATACATCATTAATAAATACATTAGAATCTATTGCTGATGAAATAGAATGGCAACTGCGTTTAGATGCAGAGACAGAAGGAGGCGATACGTCAGATGGATGATATTTATATCTATGATGATTCATTATATCACTTTGGTCGTTCCAAAAAAGACGGAGCTAAGGTTGGTTCTGGACGTTATCCTTTAGGAAGCGGCGATAAAAATTCCGTAAAGCAGCAAAAAAAAGTGCAAAAAGAAATAAATGCACGTCGAGCTACTTTATCTGATGATGATTTAAAGACTATGATAAATAGACTTCGTCAAGAAAATGAGTTAAATTCACTTTATTTAAGCAATAATCCGTCAGCTAAAGCATCTAAAGATGGGAAAAATGCTGTTGCAAAAGCTTTGACAACTATAGGGACTAAAGTTTTGACCAACGTTGCAACAACCCTTTTAACTGGAGCAGCTTTATATGCATCATATAAATTAGTTGGAAGAAAAGATCCTAACATTGCGAATGTGGTAACTGGTGGTAAAGTAAAAAACTTGTTAGCTACAAATAAGTAAAAACGATCACGTTAGTATATAAAAGAGGTGACGCATGCTTTCTAATACTGCGACTCCAAAATATTATGGCGCTTTTAGACAAGCAGTTCTCAAAGGAGAAATACCAGTAAATAAAAACATTTCTATGGAAATGAACAGAATAGATGACCTAATTTCAAATCCGGCAATATATCATGATGATTCCGTTACAGACGCATGGGTTAAATTTTGTGAAAATGAAACTACGTTGACTGATGGTTCAGACATGCACGTTCTTGATACATTTAGACTTTGGTACGAACAAGCCTTTAGTTGGTTTTATTTCGTTGAACGTAGTATATATGTCCCTGATGAAAATTCCCATGGTGGAAAATACGTCAGAAAAATGGTAAAAAAAAGGCTCATCAATAAACAATTTTTAATTGTTGGTCGTGGTGCTGCAAAATCATTGTACGATTCAGATATTCAAGATTATGGGTTAAATATTGATACAGACACCACTCATCAAATAACTTGTGCGCCAACTATGCGCCAGGCAGACGAAGTAATGTCACCGATTAGAACTGCTATTTCTAGAGCTAAAGGCCCCTTGTTTAGATTTTTGTGCGCCGGATCGCTTCAAAATACAACAGGATCAAAGTTGAACAGGCCTCAATTAGTTTCCACAAAAATGGGCATACAAAATATGCTGACGAATTCGTTACTTGAGGTTCGACCGATGTCGATAGATAAACTTCAGGGATTGCGTACAAAATATGCTACAGTAGATGAATTTCTATCTGGAGATTTACGAGAAGATCCCATAGGTGCTATTGAACAGGGCGCTGCTAAAATCGACGATTATATGATAATTGTTACAAGCTCTGAAGGAACCGTTCGAAATGGTCCTGGTGACTCTATAAAAATGGAGTTAATGGAAATATTAAAAGGCGAATATTTAAATCCACATGTATCTATATGGTGGTATATGCTGGACGACGTTCGAGAGGTTGCCGATCCGTCAAAATGGATAAAAGCAAATCCAAATTTAGGTAAAACTGTTTCATACGAAACTTATCAATTAGAAGTCGAACGCGCTGAAAAAGTCCCATCTGCTAGAAATGATATATTAGCAAAAAGATTCGGTTTGCCAATGGAAGGTTTTACGTACTTCTTTACATATGACGAAACAAAGGTTAGCAGAAAAAGAACGTATTGGCAATTGCCGTGCTCTTTAGGGATAGATCTTTCTCGGGGTGATGATTTCTGCGCTTTTACTTTTTTATTCCCGTTGTCCAATGGATGTTTTGGTGTTAAAACTCGATGCTATATTACCAGTTTAACAATGACTAAATTACATATGGCTATGCGAGAAAAATATGAAACGTTTATTAAAGAAGGGACCCTTATCGTTATGGAGGGTAGCATTCTTAATATGATGGACGTTTATGAGGACTTAATAGATTTTATAGATGATACGCAATATGATGTGCGTGCGATAGGATTTGATCCATATAACGCTAAAGAGTTTATAGGACGTTGGGTCCAAGAGAATGGTCCATTCGGAGTAGAGAAAGTAATTCAAGGCGCTAAAACAGAAAGCGTTCCATTGGGCGAAATCAAAAAATTAGCAGAATCAAGATTATTATTATTCGACGAAGAAATGATGTCGTTTAATATGGGTAATGCAATGGTTGTAGTTGACAATAATGGCAATCAGAAGCTATATAAAGATCGTAGAGATCAAAAGATAGATTCTGTGTCCGCTCTTATGGATGCTTTTGTATCTTATAAGTTGCACATTGATTCGTTTGATTAAGATAAGGAGATGATATAAATGGGTTTAATTCGCAGGGTTTGGAATGCGTTTACAGAGCGCGATCCCCCCAACGATAGAACTAAAACTATTCCCGCTTATTCCGGGTCAATGGGCTATGTTAGCAGCGACGATCCAGATAGGTTTATACCAATGCGCTACATAAAAGAACGAACGATTTTTGAAGCTATTAAAAATCGAATAGCGTTGGACGCTGCGTCTTTGAAATATGTGCATTGTAAAGTAGATGAAGATGATCAATATTTAGAAACCGTTAAAGATTCTCTAAATGACCTTTTCAACTATCAAGCAAATATAGATCAATCGTCTAAACAAATATTACATAACTTTTTTTATACGATGCTTGATACTGGTTGCGCAGCTTTAGTTATAACGGACGCTAGTGACAATCCGAGTTTTACGGAGTCATATAATATTATCAAAATGAGAGTAGGAACTGTAACCGAGTGGTTTCCACAATCGGTAAGAGTTAATGTGTTTAATGAAAAACGAGGAACTCGTGAGAACATAATAGCTCCTAAAAGCACAACAGTTATTGTTCAAAATCCATTTCGTGAAATCATGAACGTTCCGAATTCTATAGCGACCAGATTGAATGATAAGTTGTCTTTACTTGATTACATAGATAGAAACACTGGATCTGGAAAGTTGAATCTCCTTTTCCAATTGCCTTATGAAGCTCGTACTGATAAGAAAAAGCAACGTATTAAAAATAGAAAAAAAGAAATAGAACAAGACTTAGTCGATAATAAATATGGAATAGCATATATAGATTCTACAGAGAAAGTAATACAATTAAATAGAGCCATCGATAATGGTTTGTTTGATCAAGTAGAGTATTATACTAAATTGTTATTCACGCATTTAGGTATGACAGAAGCGATACTCAATGGTACGGCTTCTGAACAAGAAATGACAAATTATTATAGTAATATTATAAATATAATTGCTGACGCGTTTGTTTCTGAAGTTAAAAGGAAATGGATAAGCAAAACATCCATGTCTAGAGGACATTCATTTAAAGCGTTTAGAGATATGTTTAAACTTGCAACCTTATCTACAATAGCGACGGTTGGTCAATCCATGGTTAACGCTGAGATAATAACAAGCAATGAGGTACGCTCTATGGGATTTGGCTTACGTCCATCTTCAGAACAGCAAGCCGATCAATTAGCTAATCCAAATATTAATCCTATAAGAGATCGCGTCGATTCAGACGATGGATCTGAAAATTATGAGAATGAGTTAGCGCAGTTAGATGACTTAGACGCGCAATTAGATGCGTTAGAAAAAGAACTGGGTAACGGAGGATAAATATGGGTAACAATTATTTATCGCATTCCGAATACGATCCTCAGAAATATGATGCGGAGAAAGCTCATAAATACTATGAAGAAACAAAGTATAAACGCGGTCTTGTAAAAGGTATATATAAACAAGGAAATACACTAAATGAAAAAGGATTAGCCGCTAAAACCGATTTGCAGTTGAAATCCGCAGCCGTAAAAAAAGCAAAGATGGAATATACTTCTGAACGTGCAAATAAAAAATATTCTTCAGAAGCCCAATCTGCTAAAAAACGAATAAAAGAGCATGCAAATAATACTTCCAAGCGTATCGAACGACTTCGCATCTATTTGGATCAACTTCCCAAGTCGATGCGTAAAATTCGTTCCCAAAATATTAAAAAACAAATAAA